GTTAACTCAGCTTCAGCGTCGATGTTATGGAATGCTGCAACGTCTTGAGCTAATTCAGGAGACCATTGTGCTCTTAGTTTTCTTTCTGTAACAGATACAGTTACTGACTCAAGGTCAAAAGAAACCTCACCAATTTGATCTTCGAACTCAAGGTTAGCATATCTTCTATACCATGCAGTAAATGAAGTAGCTGATCCACCTGATGCGATTGTAGTACCTGTGTAACCATCTAAAGATGTTGCGTCACAGTCAGCACATACAGGACAAGAAAGGTCAACTTCTAACCAAATACATCCGTTAGCGTCACAAATGTCATTATAGTTACCACCGTTACCTGTTGGAGGTGTGTAATCTACAGTGTTGTTATCACCTGCGTTTCTGAATTGTGTGTTTGCGTTAGTTCCGTATTTAACAATACCTTTACCATAGATTTGAGTTACAACTCTAAACAATAGAGGTGCGTATACTGTAGATCCGTTGTAAGTAGTTGTTGTCACACTACAAGGTGAACTTGTGTTAGCAGAGAACCCGTTAGCTGCGTACAATCTAAGGTCAGAAAGGAATGATTCTGTATCCATTTCGTTACCGTCAGGACCAATTAATTTACCTGCTCCTGCACTTGCAAATCCACAAAGTTTAACGATTACTTTTCTATAGTTTCCAGCTGGTATAATTTGTCCTGATCCAATGTTAGCGTCAACCAATGCTGATCCAGCCCAAGCTTGAACAGATGTAGTTGCAGTAACTGCAGTCCATTTACCTTTAGAGTAGTCAAATAATCCTGGAGGATCTAAAGACGCTTCATTACCTTCATAGAATAAATCATAAAGATCTTTCTTGTAATAGTAATCATTGTCAGGGTATCCTTGATTAGGATTGTTTAATCCTGCGTTAACAGCTTCAGGAGATCCAATAGGCGCGTAGTGGTCACCACCAGCAGTACTGTTAGATTGAGGTGTCGAGTTAGGATATAAGTTAGCATACTCAGAAGATGCGTTTGCATATCCTTGGATTCTTGGTACAAAGTAGAACAATTTACCAATAGGTAAGTTCATAGCTTGTACTGATACGATGTCGTTAGCTAACAATTTAGAGAAAACTCTTCTTACGATTGGGAAAACAACTGTTTCGAACGCTCCGTTTGATTGGCCGTCAGAAGTTGCTTCGTTGATCAAGTAAGATGCTTGGTTTTCGTATAATTGTGCAACGTTTTCTTTTAAGTGACCTTTTAGACCATCCAAAAAGCCTAATTTGTCCCACTTGTTAATTGTGTCTTCTTTGATAACTTTAAGGTGTTTCAACCCGATGTTACCTACAAGACCTGATTCTAATAATGCTCCCATTTTTTTAGGTTTTTTATTTTTAGTTTATGTTTATTTTATTTTTCCCATTAAATCCTTCATTCTCAAGAATTGAGGATTTTCATAAGTTTTTGATTCAATCAAATTCACTGCCGATCCTGTTTCAACAGTTCTATTTACAGTTCTTTCAATTGACTCAGTTAATTTTTGTTCTGATGAAGAGCCAGTTGAGTTTAACTCATTTTTAATAACTCTGTACAGATTTTTTGATTCTTTCAAAGATTCAACATTATCAAATCTTCTTAAGATGTTAACTTTTTCTTGTTTAGTAGTTGAATGTTCAGTGAACAAACGAGTAGCGTATGCCAAATTAGAGTTAAACACAGCAACTTCATTCAATTTAGTTCTAAAAACGTCAAGTGCTTTTTTGTACTCATCATTTTTATTTTTCAATAATTGAACTTCTTCATTAACTCTTGTGTTAGGTCTTTGTCTAATTTCTTTTCTATTCACATTTTGGTCAGAACCTTTTCTGTTACCAACTTTGTTAGCTCTAGGATAACTATTAGTTCTCACAGCTTCTTTAGTTTCTTTCTTTTCATAGTCTTTATAGTGACCATCTTTATCACCTACTTTGTGACCTTTACTTCTCTTGTAGTCACCTTTGTTACCACCCCACTCTTTTTCTTCTTTATATTCAAATTTAGCTTTACCTGTACCCATAGCCTTAGTTCCTTTTCCAAAAGCTTCTTTTCTTTTTTCATTGAACCCTCCGCCCATGTTAGGTTTTTTGTCATAGCTAAATTTTGGACCTTTTCCAATTCCAACACCTTTTGGTTTAACAGATTTTTTAATTGATTCCATGATACCTTCCATGTCAAACTCAGCTTCCATTTCCATCATGTCATCATCCATTTCCATCATGTCGTATTCCATCATGTCATCATCCATTTCCATCATGTCATCTTCTTCTTCAAGACCTAAACCGCCTTTGATAGCACCTGTTGCAGCACCACCCCAAGACCATTCGTCAAGTTCGTCAGAGTCCATCATGTCGTATTCCATCATGTCATCATCCATTTCCATCATGTCATCTTCCATTTCCATCATGTCGTCGGATCCGTCCATTTCTATTTCGTAAATTGTTTCATTCATATCTTCTTCAGATTCACCCAATTGGATCATGTATTCGTTATCACCGTCTGTAAGATGAACTGTATTCTCACCTTCTTTTTTCACAACGATTCCATCATTATCACCCATAGCTTTAAAAACTCTTAAGACTTCAGCGTCAGAAGCTCCTGTCATATCGATAGTTTCTTCATCTTCCATTTCGTCTCCTTCCATGTCCACATCTTCCATTTCGTCTTCACCTTCCATATCAGAATCTTCAGTGTCCATTTCCATTTCAGCATCAGCCTCCATATCATCGTCCATTTCTTCATCTTCCATTTCAGTTTCTGTGTCCATTTCAGCCTCTCCACCTGTTACGGGTTCATCTTGCTCATCAATCTCCTCATCTTTTTTTGATTCTTTAAGAGATTCTTTTACTAATTGTTTGATTTCTTCACTCATCGTCGATTGAAGTATTCCTTTTGCATTTTCTTGTAAGGTCTCTTCCAAATTTCTAATTTGGTAAAGAGCATCCTCTACTACATTTTGGTTATTTGCAATATTTGTATTTTTCATTTATTATCAAATAAATATCATAGATTTTAAAAAAAATTTATTTCTTGGGTATTTCAGACAAAAAAAAATGGGAGAAGACATTTTTGTCAACTCCCATTCCTTTAAATTCTTGTTACTATTAACCTTCTATAACCTCATCAATTTTTGATTCGACGATTGCGGTGATTCTCCAATCCATAGAATAATTTTCGTAAACCTTGGTAACTTTAGCTTCAACATCAGTAGGTGAGTACCCACGAACCAATTTTTCTTCTCTCAGCTTTTTAATCTTACCTGTGTTCTCATCAACCATATCAGTGGTGATTTTTGCTACAAAATATTTTTCGTCCATAATTAATTATTTATTCAAATAATCGGACAATCTATTCATTAAGTCAAGTGATTTTGATCCTGTTTCACCAATATGTCTTTCGGCTTGCATTTTTTTCTCCTCATCTAAATTCTCTTCGTAATTCATTCTTTCGTCTTTATCTCTGAAAAGATATGCTCCTGGCGTGGATGGAGATGATACTAAGTCAAAACAAATTAATTCAAAATCATCCTGTACTTCGTTTTGTTCACCAACTTTTTTAAGAGACCCAACACCACGAGAAGATATACCTAATGTTACACCTTGACGAAGATAGTTAGCTGCTAAATCCCCTTTTGTTGATACAATCCCTCTTTCGTGAAAACCAGGACTTGTAAGTAATTTTAATTTACCTAATAACACAGGACCCTCCCACCATATATCGGTAATGGCGTGGGATACTCGATCTAAATCTATTAGAGATGATTCAGGGTGATTTAACTCAGAAAGAGCGGTTCCTTTTTGAATCATCTTTTTATAATTGTCAGCTTCTCTTTTGAGAATCTTTTCAGGGTAAACTCTCCCGTTTCTATTTGGGGTATTGTATTTTTGTAATACCGCATAAAACTCAAATGGTTTTGAATGGTCTAACATATCTCTGTTCTCTCTAATCATAGATAAGTTTCTTCTTTCATTTGGGTCTATATATCCTGCGTCATACTCAACAAGAATCCCTTTTCCTGAATCTCTTGGTCCTAATATTTTTAAATCGCTCATTTAATATTTTATTTATAAATACTAAACAGTTTCAGTTTCTTTCTTAACAAGTTTTTGATTTCCGTTTTTTGTAAGAAAACATTTGAAGTATCTGTTTTTACTAAAAGCATCACTGTAAACTTCTTTGATTAAATTTTTAACTGATTTTTTTAATTTTGGTGATTTGAAATCCATTGGTTCTAATACAAATAAATTTATTTCTAAATTCATGAAGGATTTCTTTTTTAATTGTAGTCCGCTTGTTCTGAGGTCTAAATCTACAATAAATTTTGTGTCAAATGTATCTTTGTTTATATTTTCTAACACACAGTGTTTAACTGATCTTGTCATATTTAAAACAACTCTGTTCCAATTTTCCACTTCTTCTTTAGGTTCTACCCATGTTTGGATGTTGATGTAAATTGACTTTAAGTTTTGAGAATCAATAGTCCCATACTGGGCTTTGAATGTTCGATATCCACTTAATTTTGTGGTTTTTCCTTTTTTCATAGAATTTTTTCATGCTCTGAATGTTTATTTTTGATTAAATCTAACAAATATTTATATTTATATCAACAACCAAAAATTTTATGTTATTAGTAGAAGTAAAAAAAGGAAACATTGAGAAGGCCCTAAAAGACCTGAAAGGAAAAGTTATTAGAACCAAACAAAACTCAGCTTTGTTTGAGAGAAAAGAGTTTGTAAAACCTTCAGTTAAGAAAAGAGCCCAAATCATTAAGGCTTCCTATATTCAAAAATTAAAGTCCCTCGTTTAGTTTTCCTAACTTATAGTAATTCAATTCGTTAAACGATTCGTTTTGCAATTTGTTTAAAACTTGATCTATAGTCTTTGACGTTTCTTCGTCTGAGCTATCTTTTTGCGAGTTTAATTTTTCAAAAACATCTGACTTCAATTTATTATAGTTTTCAATCAAAGTTTCTTTTGGGGTAGATAACAATTTCTTTAATTCTTTTCTTTCAGATTCAGAAAGTGACTGAATGTATTTCTCAACAGTTTTGTTTGCAACATTCACCATAGATTTTAAAGGTACATTAATTATCTCTTTTTTTTCTTGTTCTTTAGTTTTTAAATTTTCTAAAATAACTTTCTTACTTTTAATTTTGTTTTCTAAAGTTAAAACATTTGTTGAGAATAGATTGTCAATTTCTTTGTATGTATTTTCACACTGAACATGACCAACCCACATTTTAAGTTCTTTCACACTGAAAGGAGAAACTTTATTAAATAAGTTTTCGTATGCGGTTATTGATTCATTTATGAATTCATTTGCAATACTTTCCTGAAGACCTTTATTACTTGATAATTCGTCGTACAAGAAAAATATTTTTGATATATTTTTGTTTTTTAAAACTAACTCTTCAAATACGAATAAGTTATCCTTTAGAGTACCTTTTTTATAGGATTCAGTTAAATGTGTTTCTATTTTTGATTTTAATTCTCCGAACATTTTTGTTTTTTCTAATAAATATCAACTTAATTTGTTTATTTCGTCATATTCAGTATCTGTTGTTTCTTCATCTTAAGAAGAAACTTCATATTTTTTTCAGTAAAATTTTTAAATTTACTCATGTAAATAAATATTAATCACCAAGAAGTTTATTTAATTCATCTTCAATAAGACCTAATGATCCGTTCATTTTTTTAAAATCTAAAAACTCATCTTCATCGAAATCATCATCTTTAGATTCTAATATTAGTTTATTTTTTTCTTTTCTAATACTTTCAGGAACCGTTGGTGCCGCTTCTGCAGGTGCTGCTTCTGCAGGTGCCGCTTCGGCTCCTGGTGCTGCTCCCTCAGCCCCTGGTGCTGCAGGTGCTGTAGGTGTCATTGTTCCACCTGTTACAGGTTTATAAAGTCTATCTACAGTATCAAAAATACCTGTTTTTGTGATAATTGTTGCGGTATTATCAAGTTCAGTAGAAACCGCTCTCTCCATTCTAATTTGTTGTAACTCAAGTTTGATTTCTTCATCTGAGAAACCAAAGATATGTTTCTTCGCCCAAGTAGCTGAAACAGGTTGGATTGATTTTGGAATTTCACTAACCATATCTTTGTATAGTGTTACTTTTTCTTTCCAAACATCAATCATTAACAAGTCGGCTTGTTTCGATGGGTTTGTAAGTTGTAAAGTAAAATTTGACAACTCATCCTCAAATCCCATAAGGAATAAGTGGATGATTGCAATTTTGTTCATTTCTGCAATTGCAGATTTTTGAATTCTATTGATTGTTCTTGCAAAACGAATATCTAATAATGATAAGTTTTTACCATCACCTACAGGTTCCTCAAATCCTAAATAAGCTTTAGGAATACGAAGTGCTGTAACTAATTTCTTTTGGATATATTCAATATCTGCAATTTCAGATAAGTTTTGTGCTCCCTGTAAAGTTTCAATCGGACTTTGTTGTGCCGGATCACGTACAGGAATAAAGTAATCTTGATCTACCGCCATTTGGTTAAATCGTAAATCCACATTTCCTGTTTTTCTATCAACAACTTGATCTCTTTTAAATTTGTTTGCAACTCTTTGTACGTATGGTTCTACGTCTTTGTCATCCATGTTACCAACGTAAACTTTAAATACTCTTCTTTCAGGTGCTCTTGATGTTCTATAAATTAACATCGCATCTTCTGCCAATACTAACTGTTTCCAAATACGACGAGCTTTTTCTAACATCGATGTTCCATAAGGTAGTTTTCTATCATCACCCAATAACCTAAAGTGAGCGACCTCCCAAGTATTAAATTCTGTGTCTCTTGATTTCCATGCGAACTTTAAAGCCTTTCTGTTTAAATTCATTGTAGCTTGGTATGTTCTTGAGTCAACACCTCTTTCTAATCTTTCAATTTCAATATTAGGTAGTTGTAAACATCCTGTAACTCCTTTTTCAGGGTCCAATTTTAAATAAACAAAATTATCACCATACTTACACATGTTTCTAATCCACATAGGTAAGTTGGTGTTTATATCTAAAGTATTGATGAATAAATCAACTAATATACTTTTTATTCTTTTGGATTCTGAGTAAACCTGTAAAACATAACCGTTTTGATCAGGTGTTGTTGATTCCTCAGCATAGATATCTAAAGCAGTTGATATCTCAGGAGTATATTCCATCGATTCATAGTCATAGAATGCTGCTAATCTTGTTGGTTCGTAATATACGGCTTGAGTATATAAATTATTTTCTACTTTAGCCCAATTACCACTTAAATAAAGAGATTGCTGATTTTGAAGTTTTGCCTTTTCGTATTCAGCTTTATCTTGAGTTTTTAAAATTTCTTTTTTATCTAACTTGTAATCAGGTTGACCTTGACCTAATGTAGAATCAGGTCCAAAAGTCGTCGCTAACCTTTGCCAAACCGTTAGATTTTTATTGTTATTTTCCATATTAAAAGTTTAACTATAGATATAAATATTTCAATAGTTAGTTAGTCGTCGATCCACTCAAAGATTGTAACGCTTCTTTTTGTGTAGGCGTTAGATCATAAGGGTTTGTTTTTTTAAAAGTCACAGGAAATACTTTTTGTCCTGTTGTCACTTCACCTGAAACAACCAATCTTGATCCATTTGCAATTCTACCTGTTTTTGCTCTAAAATCTAATCCCATAATTTTATTTCATTAAACCACCAAATAACCAACCATATGTTTGATAGTCGTCTCTTGATGGACCATTATTATGTAATCCCATTCTATCTCTAAGTACATTCTGATTGGGTATTACAGGATCAAAATGTGCCTCTTTGGCAACCGCATCATTATTTAC